CATCTTGTTCGCTCCGATGGGTGTTATTATTAGCCGACAACTACTTGGTCAGCGTTGCCGCTGTTAGCACCTTGTACTTCTTTGACTAAACCAACAGTGCAGCTACTAATTACAGCACCATTCGTCGTCGTACCTGGGGTTACGCTAACTTGTAGGTAACGCTTTCGCCCTTTCAGATCAACATTGAAAGCTTGCACGGTTGCGCTGGTGTTATCAGCGGTTACTGCAAAGTTGGCGTCGAAAGTGACATACGCAGTCGCTGCGTTTGTATCAGATTCTTTCAGATTCAAAGCTACGTTCGTGCTATTCGTATTGAGTTCAGCACCAATATGGAAAACGATGGTAGCATAGTCAGCACCTTGGCAATCGATTGCAGCAGTACGAGCAGTCGTAGCAGCAGCGATCGGAGCCAGAACGGAAGATCGCACAACAGCCTGTTGAGGTTTCATTTTTATATTCCTGTGATGTTTAAATTAGTATCGTAAAGTTGCCCTGGCTGACCGGAGCCAGACCAGGGCGTTCCACCGGAGCGAACAGTGGCTCAGGTGTATTAAGCAGCAAACTTCAGTGCAATCAGACCACCAGCAACCGAAGCGGTGCCGCGATCATGCACATTGATGTCGAATCGCTGAGTCGAACGAATAGCGATTGCATCTTGGTTGAAGTAGTAGCTGGAGTCAGCTTGGATGCTAAGTCCGCGACGACGACCGAGGATAGCAGCCTGGGCCAGATCGCCAAAGTAGCAAGCAATCGTGCTGCCGGTGCTAGTTAAAGCACTGTTCAGCACTTGGCTGATGATGACTGGATAGCCCATGAATTGCAGAGGCATACCATCAGCAATCGACATGCCAGTGTTAGCACCAGCAGCCATTGCCAAACGGAGCATCGAGTTAGCCCAACCGGCTTGGCTGATATACCAAGCTGGCGATGAGCCACTGTACATCTTACGCTTACCAATGCAACCTTCGAAATCTTCTAGATCCAAGGTTCCAAAGGTGTTATTGCCAGATGCAGCATCGAAAACGCTACCAGCAGCCAGTGCAGACTTCAGCCCGACGATGCCACCATATGTGCTGGTGCCATCACCGTTGAAGCCGGCTTCATCTTCCTTGTTGGCAAACGTCTGAGCGATCGAGCGTGCCAGCGTTTCAGCAACGCTCAGCACACTGTCCTCGTTCAGTTCACTGCTAACAGCAGTCAGCGTAGCCAGTTTGCGTGCTTCCAAGCGAACCAAGTTTAGGCTGATGTCAGCAGGCGTAATCGCACTGTTTTCACCGACATAGTAGGCAGTGATTTCGCCAGCCAGCTTAGGTACGTTCTGCACAGAGTCGCTCATGACCCATGGCTGAGCATAACGAGCAAACACGCCAAACTGCTCACGCAGTTCGATGATGCTGGCCTCCAGTGGTTCTGGAACCAAGAGACCACCCTTGGTGTTATCGCCAGTCGTCATCGCATTACGAATCAGTCCACGTTCACGGCAAAACTCTTTAGCCTTACGATTGTTGTAAATCGTGGCTAAAAAAAATTGACCTGATTCATAAGCTTCTTCAGCCGTATTGAATACGCCTTTACGGAAACCAGATAGCACCCGCACAGGCAACTTTGCAGCATCAGGCTTGTTAGCCTCGCGGCGAGCTTGTACCTTGCTTTCCAGCTTATTAGCAACAAGGGTTTCGTACTTGATAGCTGTATCAAGATCCTTATTCAGGACTTCACGGCGATCAGCCAGATTGGAAATTTCAGCTTTTTCGCCATCGTTAAATTCGCGTTGCTCTTGAGCAACTAAATCATGGAGAGCTTCAGCCTTGGCAACGATTTCAGATAGTTCGTTGCGAATTTCAGATGCAGACTTCATTTTTAGATTCCTTGTGACTGTTAGCCCCAAGCTCTAAAAACGCTATTAGCGGCGAGCTTGAAGCGGAAAATGTAAACACATTTCCAGCCGTCAAACTTTCGCCGCTAACTAGTTGCTACTTGTTTTTGCTGATCTATATAAACTATCACAGCATTTAAGCTGTGACAATTACCTTGAATAAAATTTTTGCATAAAAGAGGCTGATTGCACTTTGGGCTGAAAAATAGCTTTAGGTGCAGCGAGCAGATCCTCGGGTGCTTTAGTAAACCATGCCGCATTCATCGGTGCAGTGTCGACGACTTCAGCCACCGTTCCATTGGACAAGCCAATTTCGATGGCATCTGTAGCAGAAAACCAAGTTTCTGCCGTCAGCATATTCATAATGCTTTCTTTGTCCTGCGGAATATACTGCGAGTAGATTTCCACTAGGCTCTCATCGTACTTTTGCAATGTATCCGCAGCTTTCCGCATATCTTCAGCATTTCCCACAGAAACAGTCATTGCTCTGTGAATCATCCACCTCGCACCTGGAGCAGTCAGCCGATTTTCACCAGCCAAAGCGATCACAGAGGCAGCAGATGCGGCTAGAGCATCGACAATAGTGTCTACGCCACCATGATAACGCTTTAGTGCATTGAATATGGCTATGCCTTCATCTGCCGTGCCTCCAGGGCTATTAATGCGTACTACCGCGCGTTTACCTCCGAGACCGTCCAGAGCATCGATGACCTGTTTGGCATCTACGCCACCACCATACCAATCCTTGCCGATGGTGTCGTAAATATAGATTTCGCCAAGTGATGCGTTTACTTTGAGCATTTTTCAATTTCCTCGATGAGTGCAAAAACACGATTCGTCCAATTTTCCGTGCATTGTTGAATTGATGAGGCTAGCTCATCAGGCTGGCATTCACAGGCTTCGATAATTCTACGCTGACTTTCTTCGCAGTGTCTGCTTGCTATCGCGCGGTCTCCACCCAGTGACTCAATAGTATCGGCTAGTTTGGTTTCCCACTGCTTGTACCAGCTTTGAATTTTAGCTAGGTAGTTTTCCGAGCTTTTGGCATAGTCTTGGACACGTTTGGCCTCAACCGAGAGCAGATTACGAATCATCAGTTCCATCGCTTTATTCGATGGCTCTGTGGTCATCTCTGCATCATCTTCTGCTGCATCTTCTTGACTATCTTCTTGCTCACTAGCACGCCCTGGAGTGATGGCAGGATTTTCGTACTCATCACCGCCTTCGTATGGATTTAAGTCAAACAGTTCACGCACTTCGTTTGGTGATAGTACGCGAGCAGCAATACCCTGAGATCCGAATGCCATGGTGACTGACTTCTCAGTCCGAAGTAATGCACCATCGTTAAACTTGAAATAAAAGCCACGATTGCGTTCTGACTCTGTTAATAACTTCAATTCGGATTCTTCCTCCCAGGCAGTTGTCCATGGTGCCAGGCAGTTTTGCCTGTAGGCTAAATTACGCTGTTCTAGACTTGCGTAGGATGCGTTGGAGGAGTCGCCAAGGATACCTTCTAGCAAGAATAGCAATGCAGCATCTTCACGCTGAAATCTGCGTTGCTCGATGAACTGAGCATCCGAATTATTCATAGCAAGAATGTTAGCCTTAATGCCTTCACGCAGCATTCCAATCTTGCCAGAGTTATCCGAACCTTCATGAGATTCACGAAAGCTTTTAAGAAACTCTTTTGCATCGCCTTCGTTACGGAATGCTCCCATAGGAGCTTCGAGCATTAGTCCACCGGCATATCCTTTTTTCTGTTGGCTGGCAACGTGCTGCTGTAGATCGAGTCCGATGCCCCAAGACTGTGCTGCGATCTCAATCAGACTTTTGCCTTCAATTCCATCGAAACCTAGGCCAGGAACGTGCCAAACTTGATCATCGGAAAACATGATTGTCTTTTCCATGTTTGTACCGATGTCTTCATACAGGCTTAAGCGATCATCACGCTCGACGATTGTAATATGGATCTTCTTGCCGCTATCCATCTCAGTGATCGTCCGATCTGGCATGAGTGGAATCAATTCGACCGGAACCCCGTTCTCTCGGCGAATATATGCACGCGCGTTGCCCCACAATAGTGCATGGCACATCATTTGCCGTTTCCATTGTGCGGGCGTCTGCATAGCATTGGGTCGCCACCGCATAAGCTTGTATGCAGGATGACGATCCTGAATGGTTTTTTCCCTGCCAACCATGCGATGTACGTTAAGTGGCATTATCATAAAGGCACCCGTGATTTTGCTTACGCAGTGCCAGACAGGAGGATACATCAAAGCACGCTCTGCCGTCACACGCTCGCTCTGCGTACCAGCCAGTGCGTTTCTAAGCCACTTAACCAGCGAGTTAATACCACCAGTTGCTGCCATGCCTAAAATCCTAAATTAAAAATAGACTGCCACTAGCCTTGGGTGCTGCGAGCGAAGCTAGACGAAAAGCCATAGTTGCGGCGACAATAGCATCGATTTTGTCATTCGAGTCACGCTTGTCGTACATCCACTGATCTTGTCGATTACGGATAATCTTGGCGTTATTGGCACACCACCTTAAAAGTGGATTGCCATCGTGCATGAATCGTTTTTCTTTAATACATGCCATCAGGTCATGTATAGGCTCATTAAAGTTGGCACAATTCTGTGCCATCCGAGCCGCAGTTAGTCCCTCTTGTGATAACTCGTCGCCAAGTTGCTGTGCGTTGTAAGGGTCAAACGCTACGGTTGTGACGCCGTATGTTTTACAATCTTCCAGCAATGAATCACGCAGTTCAGGAATGACAAACTGACGCTTGCGAATAAGATCGTTATACACCCAGCTATTAAACGGCTCGGATCTAAGATCGCGTTTGGTATCCGCTGAAATGTATGCTCTTACCTTTACCTCGTAACGCCAGTCAGGCATTCCGTCTT